CTGTTGTTGATCAACCAGTTGAAGACAAACATTACCTCAAACGTAGCAGAAGCAATGACAACGCCTTTTATCGCTCCCGGCGGTAAGGCAATTGAATACTTCTCGTCAATGAGAATCTGGCTCACAAAGCGTAAGGCAAAAGCGTCTTATGTTCAGGACGAGTCAGGACTTCGGATTGGCTCCGAGGTCAAGTGTAAAATCGAGAAGTCTCGTTTTGGCTCTGAGGGTCGAACATGTGGGTTTAAGATCCTTTGGGGTAAAGACGTTGGAATTCAAGATGAGGAGTCGTGGCTGGAAGCACTACGACTATCGGGATCGGATAGGTTCAAAGCCGGTGCTTGGAACAAGCTTTTTGCAAAAGACGGCAAAGAGTTCAAGTTCCAAAGAACGCAATGGGTTGAGAAACTAAAAGAACCAGAATTCCGACAAGCAGTATTGGACATTATGGATGAGGAAATCATCAAAAAGTTTGAAACTGAAGGTAAAAACGTGAATATTGATTCTGAGGACTAATTAATAATGAAATAGTTGTTAGTTTTCATGATGTACCTCCTTTGTGGCCCCGTTGGTTTTACCTTCGGGGCTTTTTTTTATCTTTCTCCTTGACAACCAACCTCCAACGTGTTATATTATAAACATAACAAAGGAGGAATTATGAAACCATTAGTTTACATTGCTGGACCATTTAGTCCAAATAACGGCAAGACAATGCAAGAGAACACATTCTTTGCCGAAAGAGTTGGGAAATACGCCCAATCATTAGGTTATGCCCCCGTCGTGCCTCATTCAAGCATTTTACGGGGAGTTTATGGAGACGACGGAGATCCAAGCGAGAGAGTGGAGGGAACACTATCCACGCTCGCTCTTATGTGTGCTGTCTTGGACTCAAAAGACTCTGAGCTTTGGGTAATCACGGATGAGCTTGACGAGATGTCCGAAGGAACTTTTGAAGAGTTCAACATTTGGCGATCTAACTCCCCAGAGGGAACAATAAGAATGCACAGGTCAACAGAGTGGCTAAGGATTATCCGAAACCACTATCTAGAACAACTTATTGGAGAGACACCATACGAAGAGCAGGAGGAGTAATGAAGTGTTTTGAATGCGAAGCAACAGAAGACTTGCAAGAGCACCATGTTGTGCCTAGATTTAGAGGAGGCACAAAGACGATTACTTTGTGTTACTCATGTCACCTAAAGGCTCATGGTCAAAAAGGTGACGGATTAAATCACAGCAAACTTGTATCTGATGGCATAAAAAGAAAGTTTGAACAAGACCCGGAAGCAAGAAGTAATTGGGGAGCAGGAGCGAGACCGGAAGAAGCAGTCAAAAGACTAGTGAAAGGAAGGATCAAGAAAGCGGACGAATTCGCTATGAAATACGGAGAAATGATCGTTAGTCTCAAAGAGAAAGGACACTCGCTACGAAGTATCGCTTCTATACTTACGGAGAAAGAAATTAAAACACCAAATGGAAAAGATTATTGGAGTCATGTACAAGCAAGAGCAGTTATCTTGCGATACAAAAAGTTAAAACAGGAGAATGGAGAATGAAAAATGTAATAATAATTGATGCGCTGAACATGTTTCTGCGCTCTTATGTAATCAGTCCTCACTTGGACAAGAGAGGCATGCCCGTTGGAGGCACCATAGGCTTCCTGAAAAGCCTTCAAAAAGTCTCCCGTGACTTTAACGCGGATGAAGTGATAGTGGCGTGGGACGGACACGAAGGTTCGCAACGTAAGCGCTCTCTGAACAAAGACTATAAAGGCGGTCGAAAGCCCGTGAGGTTCAACCGGAGAATGATTGACTTGCCCGAAGACCAAGAGCAGGCAAATAAAGGCTATCAGCAAGTAAGGTTGATGGAATATCTAAACCAGATGCCCGTAATTCAACTCATAGCAGACTTTACGGAAGCAGACGACATTATAGCCCATGCTATTAATAACAAGAAGTATAATGGCTGGAGAAAGACCATTATTTCATCGGATAAGGACTTCTTTCAATTATGTCGAGACGACGTTCAAATCTATCGACCAATTCAGAAAAAAGTTGTGACAAAACAGTCGGTTCTAGAAGAATTCAAGATTCACCCAAAGAACTTTGCCCTTGCAAGAGCGATGGCTGGTGATGCAAGCGATAACTTACCCGGTATCAAAGGAGCGGGACTGAAGACAATCGCAAAGCGATTTCCTTGGCTTGTCCGAGAAGATGTTTATGAAGTGAGCGACATAATTCGAGAGTGTGCGATGCAAGGAAAAAAACTTAAGTTGCATGAGAACATTGAGGCAAACGAAAAACTAGTTAAAGACAATTATCAAATCATGCAACTATATTTCCCAAATATCAGACCGGTGAATAGAATGATGATAGACAAGGCGATAACCGACTTCGAGCCCTACTTTGATAAAATAAAATTTACACAAATGTTATTCGAGGATTCCGCCGGCCATCTGAACTTTAACGACTTGCAAGCAGTTTTTCGAAAAATAAATAACTAAAATCACTTGACAATCAACTCGCAACGAGTTATATTATAAACATAACAACGGAGGACATTATGAACGACTTTACAAAAAAAGATTCGTTTTCAAAGTTTGGAAAACGATTTCAAGAAAACATCTGCCAACTTATGTTGGAAGACCGGCCTTTCTTCGACCAGATCACGGAGGTCTTGGACATCAACTTCTTTGAGAAGAAGTATCTTCAAATCTTCGCTCAGACTCTGATCAACTATAGAGACAAATACAACACTCACCCCAACTCTGAGGTAATGATGGCGTTGTTGAGAACCGAACTCAACCACCATGATAAAGCAACAGCAACTCAAGTAAGAGAGTTTTATGCTCGGATCCACACATCGGACGGAGTCGAAGAAGCAATGTATGTGAAAGATAAGGCCATCGATTTCTGTCGTAAGCAAGCTCTTAAGGGAGCCATGCTTAAGTCTGCCAAACTTCTTAACACATCATCATTTGATGAGATTGAGAAGGTAATCAAGGACGCTTTGGTTCTTGGAACAGACAACAACTTTGGTCATGACTTTCACCGGGACATACTTCGGCGTTTTGAGTTGGTTTCAAGAAATCCAATTACAACTGGTTGGCCTCGAATGGATGAGATATGTAAGGGAGGGCTTGGAAGTTCTGAACTTGGAGTGGTTATTGCTCCTACCGGTGCTGGGAAGTCTATGGTGTTGGTTCACCTCGCGACTCGTGCGCTCCTTGAAGGAAAGACTGTGGTCTACTATACACTCGAGCTTAAAGACACCGTCGTGGGTCAAAGATTTGATTGCTGCATTTCAGACGTACCTCTCGCCGACCACCGAATGAGAAAAGAAGAAATTTTAAGAAAAATAGAAGATGTTGATGGTACGCTTATAATTAAAGAATACCCAACAAAGTCTGCCTCCGTTCAAACTTTAAAGAATCATATTGAGAAACTTAGAAAGCGAGGAATAGAGCCAGACATGGTTTTAGTCGATTACGCGGACTTATTACGTCCGACAAGGAGTACAGGTGAAAAACGACACGAATTGGAAGAAACTTACGAAGGCCTTCGAGGACTTGCTCAAACCTATGAAATTCCCTTTTGGACCGCTTCCCAGACGAACCGAGGCGGACTCAACGCGGAAGTCATCACAATGGAAGCAATCTCAGAAGCCTTCAACAAATGCTTCGTAGCCGATTTCATCTTCTCACTATCGAGAACAGTACAGGATAAGCAGGCAAATAAAGGCCGACTGTTTATCGCAAAGAACCGTAATGGACCCGATGGCCTTGTATTTGACGCATTCGTTGATTGGAGTGATGTAACTATTAACATCCTCGACAGAGATGAAAGCGTCGAGAAACTTCAAAGCACCACAGATGCTTTATCGATCTTAAAAGAAAAGTACGCACAAATTCAAGCAAAATAGGAGAAATAAATGGACTTAGAAAAATCAATCTTGTCGGACATTACAGTCCACATGAAGTATGCAAAATATCTCGATGAAGAAAAACGTCGAGAAAACTGGGATGAGTTAGTCACCCGAAACATGAACATGCACATCAAGAAGTTCCCACATCTTGAAGC